CGCTTATATAGCCCCGTACTACGCACAGGCTAAGTCTATCGCTTGGGATTACTTAATGCGATATTCCGAGCCTGTACGGGTCAACCATAACATCTCAGAACTATGGGTAGAGCTTATGAATGGCTCACGCATAAGGCTATTTGGTGGCGATTCGCCTGACAGCTTGCGTGGAAATTACCTCGATGGCGTAATTATTGACGAAATGGCTGACACAAAGCCTAGTTTATGGGGTGAGGTTATACGCCCATTGCTATCTGATAGGCGGGGTTGGGCGGTGTTTATTGGCACTCCAAAGGGTCACAATACCTTTTACGACATCTACCAGTACGCTAACCTTAATCCGAATGAATGGTATAGCAAGACTTTAAGGGCTAGTCAGACCAACATCATCGACCAAGAAGAACTAGATGACGCATTAAAGCTAATGACTGTTGACCAGTATCAGCAAGAATTTGAATGTTCATTTGAGGCTTCCATAATTGGGGCTATATATGGCGTTGAGATGCGACTATTGACTGACGCTGACAGAATCACTAAGGTTGAGTGCGATAACCTATTCCCTGTCCATACAGCTTGGGACTTAGGCTATAACGATGCTACAGCTATTTGGTGGTATCAGGTCGTACATGGAGAGATTAGAGTATTGGATTACCACGAAGCACATGGGCAACCAATTATCTATTACGCTAACCAAATTAAAGAACGACCATACGAATATGGCACACATTGGCTACCGCATGACGCTAAAGCTAAAACTTTGGCAAGTGGCGGAAAGAGCATAATTGAGCAAATTTTTGACAAATTACCTAAAGAATCGTTTAAAATTGTTCCAAATCTGTCATTACAAGACGGCATACAAGCATCAAGGATGGCATTAGCTAGGACTTGGTTTGATGCCATGAAGTGTTCAGAGGGCATTGAATGTTTGCGTCAGTACCAAAGGGAATACGATGAAGATAAGAAAGTATTTCGAGATAAACCTCGCCATGATTGGACAAGTCATGGTTCAGACGCTTTCAGAATGTTGGCTGTGGCTTGGCAAGATGAAGCAGACACTATTAAACAAAATCAACCGATGCGTGGCATTAGTGTTGGACAGAATGAAGTAACGCTAGAAGAAATGTGGAAATCCACCCCCAAAACCCAAGATAGGAGAATCTAAAATGCCTGAAGTCGCAGCCCAATATGGCTTTAAATATGAACATGTAGCCGCATCACAAACCGCCCAAGTATTAGGAACAACAGGTGCAACAGGTGATTATTTACATCGTTTAATTATTACAGTTTCTACAGCAGCTACTGGAACTGTAGCCTTGTTAGACAACACTACATCCCATACATTGGTAGCCGCCAATAGTGCAATCGGTGTCTATTCTGTAGAAGTCAACACTAAATCAGTTAATGGTGCTTGGAAGATAACAACGGGTGCTGGTGCTGAAGTAGTAGCAATCGGCAACTTTACCTAGGAATAAGTATGCACGACACGCTTAATAAAACTTACGAGGATTGGTATAACACCATTGCCCAGTATGACAAGTCATTTAGGGAATGGGAAGCAAGAGTTCCCCGAATCATTAAGCGTTATCGAGATGACAGCCGTACTAGGAATAACCCTAATGCTCGCTTTAATATCCTTTGGTCAAATGTTCAAACTATTAGACCCGCTATCTTTGCTAGACTGCCACGCCCTGATGTAAGCCGTAGGTTTAGAGATAACGACCCAGTAGGTCGAGTCGCTTCTATGATGCTAGAACGGGCATTAGAGTACGAGGTTGAGCATTACCATGACTATCGTGCTGCTATGGAAAACGCAGTCTTAGACCGACTTTTAGGCGGTAGAGGTACGGCATGGGTGCGTTATGAGCCACATATTGTTGCAGAGCAAAACGACTTAAACACAGGTGTAGCAGGTCAAGATGTAGGTAACGGAGTACAGATTACAGAGGATGCCGATGAAGCAGAAACGGAAAACGCTGAACTGGTGGAGTCGCAAGAACGAATTGAGTATGAGTGTGCCCCAGTTGATTATGTCCATTGGCGTGATTTTGGTCATACTGTTGCTCGTACTTGGGAAGAAGTAACGGCTATATGGCGTAAAGTTTATATGGGCCGTCAAGCTTTGATTGACCGCTTTGGTGAAGAATTAGGCGGTAAGATTCCGCTAGACACCAAGCCTGATAGCGATAAATGGGCACAAAAACAGATGGCGATTGAACACCATCAAGCCTGTATCTATGAGATTTGGGATAAAGAACAAGGCAAAGTCTTTTGGGTTAGCAAGTCAATGGGTGAGATTCTTGACGAAAAGGATGACCCATTACAGTTAGAAGGTTTCTTCCCATGTCCTAAGCCAATGTACGCTACGCTGACTACAGATAGCCTAGAGCCAATCCCTGACTTTGTTCTATACCAAGACCAAGCTAATCAATTAGACACGCTGGCAAACCGCATAGATGGCTTTATTAATGCCTTGAAAGTACGGGGTGTTTATGACGCTGCCGAACCTGCCTTGTCCCGCTTATTCTCTGAGGGTGAGAACAATACCTTAATACCTGTTAAGAACTGGGCTGCTTTTGCTGAGAAACAAGGCATGAAAGGGGCTATTGACCTAGTAGATATAACCCCAATCGCCCAAGCCCTAACCATGTGCTATCAAGCAATGGAACAAGTTAAGGGTCAGATTTACGAGATTATGGGTATTGCTGACATTCAACGAGGTCAGACCGACCCCAATGAAACGCTTGGTGCTCAGATTATTAAGTCCAATAACGCTGCTGGCAGACTTAAAACCATGCAACACGCAGTCGTAGACTTTGCTACTGAACTCTTAAGTATTAAGGCTCAGATTATTTGTAGGCACTTTACTGACGATACGATTGTTAAGATTAGTGGTGCAATGCAACTAAGCCCACAAGACCAACAGTTAGTACCCCAAGCCTTACAGCTATTGAAAGACGAACCCGCTAAAAACTTCCGTATTGAAGTCACTAGCGACTCAATGATTTATCAAGACGAGCAACAAGAGAAACAAGACAGAGTTGAGTTCTTAACGGCAGTTAGCCAGTTTATGAACCAAGCCTTGCCAGTAGCCACCCAAGCCCCCGAACTTACCCCATTACTGATGGAAATGTTAAAGTTTGGTGTCACAGCATTTAAAGCTGGTAAAGGCATGGAAGGGCTGATTGATGAAACTGCCGATGATTTTAGAAACAAAGCTAAAGCGATGGAAGGCCAACCAAAACCCCCACCGATTGAGATGCAAAAGATACAGGCTCAGACTCAAGCTAAGATACAAGAAATGCAGATGTCAGTTCAAATGGAACAGCAAAAGATGGCTGCACAGGTTGAATTTGAGAAAGCTAAACAAGAGTATCAAGCTCAAGAGAACCAGCTTAAATTCCAATTAGAAGAACAGCGTAACGCCCAAGATAGGGATATGCAGATGAAGTTAGCTCAGATGAAGATGATGACTGAGCGTAATACACAACTTCTATTGGCTTATATTAATAACGGGGCTAAGATTGAAACGGCTCGTATTTCTGCTGGCGTAGATTCAGGCGAGGGAATTGCTGAAGATTACACAATGGATGAGGATATGCTACGGGCACAAGAACACCCCCTAGCCCCTATAGCTAACGCTATTGCCCAAGGTAATCAAGATATGACAGCGACTTTATCGACCTTAATTGAACGACTAAATACACCAAAACAAGTAATACGAGATGAGAGTGGCAAAATTGTAGGGGTTCAATAATGGCTATTTTAGTCAAACACTCAAAAGTATCAGCAATACCTGATGATGCAGACACAAGTCTTATACGCCCTAGCGATTGGAACGCTGACCATACCCTAACAGGTACTATAGATATAGCCAATGGCGGAACAGGGCAGACAACGGCTAATGCTGCGTTTAATGCTTTAGCCCCATCTCAAACAGGCAATACAGGCAAATACCTAACGACTAATGGAACAGATACTTCATGGGCTACAAACCCTTTAGGAACAGTCACTTCTGTAGCGGCAACTGCTGGAACGGGTATCTCTGTTACTGGAAGCCCTATTACTACTAGTGGCACTTTAAATATTACAAACACCGCCCCCGACCAAACAGTCGTATTGAACTCAGGTACAGGCATATCAACTAGCGGTACATATCCTAACTTTACAGTTACCAATACCGCCCCTGACCAAACAGTCAGTATTGCAAGCGGAACTGGTATATCGGCAACAGGTACATATCCTGCGTTTACAGTAGCCAACACAGGTGTTACCTCTGCCGTAGCTGGAACTGGTATTAGCGTTAGTGGTTCAACTGGTGCTGTAACAGTAACCAATACCGCTCCCGACCAAACTGTTGCTTTAACTGGTGCAGGAACAACTGTAGTAACTGGTACTTACCCTAACTTTACTATTACTTCTACTGATTCCACTACTGGAACAGTTACAAGCGTAGCGGCTACAGCAGGGACAGGCATTAGCGTAACTGGTAGTCCTATAACAACAAGTGGCACATTAAACATTACCAATACTGCACCTGACCAAACTGTAGCTATTGCTAGTGGAACGGGTATAAGCGTTACTGGTACTTACCCTAACTTTACTGTTACCAACACAAGCCCAAGTTCAGGCGGTACAGTCACAAGCGTTACAGGAACAGCACCCGTAGTATCTTCAGGCGGTAATACCCCAGCTATAAGCATGGCTCAAGCCACTACTAGCGTAGATGGTTATCTTTCAAGCACCGATTGGACTACCTTTAATAGCAAAGGCAATGGAACAGTTACTAGCGTTGCCGCATTGACTTTAGGCACGACAGGCACAGACCTTAGTTCTACAGTCGCTAACGGCACTACAACCCCTGTTATTACCTTACAAGTACCAACAGCGTCAGCTACCAACCGAGGTGCTTTGAGTGCCGCAGATTGGACAACCTTTAACGCCAAAGCCGCACCCTTTACCTACACATCGACTTATATTCCATTTGGTCAAGGCACAACCACGCCTAACCAATCGGCTGACCTGACCTTTGATGGCACAACCCAATCTGCCCCAGTTCAAAGGGCTAGTAACGGAATCGTGACTAATAACAAGACTATCGGCACTAGCTTTACTATCCCCGCAACAGATAACGCTATGTCATCAGGGCCAGTCACCATATCAAGTGGCGTAACTGTTACAGTTTCTAGTGGGTCACGCTGGGTAGTTCTGTAATGTTTCAAACTGCTTTTCAGTCTAATGCGTTTCAAAATAACGCTTTTCAAATAAATGTAGTACCACCGACACCCTCAACAGTAGATACCCATGACGGCTTTACCCAAGAAGAAATCCGCAGAGCTAGAAACCTAGACCGCAAGATACGGGAAAGGCAACAGGCTTTATTAAAGTTGCAAGCTGAGTCCAAAATACGCAGAAAACAACAATTAAAAGATTTAATTGACCCCCCAAAAATTGTTGCTAAACAGAAACAAAATAAACTACAATCTATTCAAGAGGTTAAGGCTGGTACACCGCCAGTTGATACTACAGAACTAGAGCAGTCTATTGCCTACCTTGAAAACCAACGAAACAACCTGTTAAAAGCGGTTGCTTATAGGCAAGAGGTAGCAAGGTTACAGACCGAACTCGTTATCCTAGAAGCTAAACGCCTAGCAGAACTAGATGACGAGGAAAGCGTATTACTACTAATATAGACCCCCACGCCCAATATAAGTTAGCTTATGACCACCTACACGCAGGTCGTTATGAGCAAGGTTTTCGATTATTTGAGTATCGGTGGCATCCTGAAATAGTTGCCGAACAAGCCGTACCCTACGAACCTACTTTTAAAATTCCTGTATGGCGAGGTGAACCTTTATTGGGTAAATCCATCACAGTACAGATGGAGCAAGGCTTTGGTGACATTCTTATGTTTGCCCGATTCTTACCTGCATTAAAGGCTTTAGGGGCAAAACAGGTCGTAGTCCTACAAGAAAGCACACTTCATTACCTTTTAGGGCAGATTCATAGCGTAGATGTCTTTTCTAACAGCACTAATGAGGGCGTAGCAAGCCAATCAGACTACTGGATAGGCTCTATGTCGTTGCCGTACTACATTTCCCTATCTCACCCTCTTGTAAAGGCCATGTTCCCCGTTACCCGTAAGAAAATAGTGGGTTCTGAGGGCTATTTACACGCTATTCCTAGCAATATCCCACCCAAAATAGGGGTGAACTGGGAAGCATCTAAGCAAATCTTGTATTACTTGAAG